GAGGATACCTAATATAAGTTAATAATTTAACAACCCCATCTTGGCATGATATTTGCATGTCATGTATACAATATACAATATACAATATACAATATACAATATACATTACATGAATATTAATACATGGCTTGCATTTTGTGTGCGGTGTGGTAGAATGTAACTAAGGAGGTGTAGCAGAATGAGCGACAGACATTTGAAGAAGTATAAACAGATAAATATCAAATTGGACTACGAGCGCGATCACGACGTGATCAGGGCGCTGGCTGAATGTAGCAATAAACACGCCTTTATTTGTGCGCTGATTCGCGCGGCGTTAGTTGTAGGAGGTTCGGACAATGGCGAAGAGAACAATATACTTGCCTCATGAGATCGAGACAATGGATCCGGGCGAGATCCGGAAAGCATACAGCCGGCTGCGCAAGCAGGCAAATAGGCGTCTTGCCAACCTGGAGAAAAACGATCTTGGAGGCTATGGCTCTTTCAGATATGGTCGTTTAGATCAAATGTTTGAAGATGACGTGGCCCAGGAGCTGGCCGAGGTGTCCCGATTCCTGCGGGATCCCAGGCACACGGTAAGAGGCGCGAAACAGTGGCGCAGTGAAATGCTTGAAAGTTTGCACGAGAACAAGGGCGGCGTGTTTGATGATATTAATGAAAGTAACTTCCAGGATTGGGTTGAGTATATGGATCATCTGAGGGATAAATACGGGAATAAGCTTTTTGATAGCGGCGACGCAACAGAGGTATTCATAGAGGCGGAAAGGCTTAATCTACCTGATACCATTATCCGAAACCATTTCAACATGTTCCGCAAGAATCTTGACACGATCCGCGATATTGACAGCATAACCAACGCCAAGAAGCCCGGCGCAACGGTTCGGTTTACTGATTTTAAGAACGCAATCAAGAAGGCCAAACGATGATATATAGCTGTGATACGTTTGATTATACCCAGATTCGCGCGTTGCCGTTGCAGAAAAGGCGCAAGGGCAATCCCGGGCGGCGCGATAACCGGAGAAAATACAAAGATTGTATTGTAGCGTTCGATATCGAGGCCACGAACGATCCTGAATGTGAGCAAGCGTATATGTATATATGGCAATGTCAATTTGAAGATCAAACGATCATTGGGCGCACATGGTCCGAGTTTTTATCATTCATATCCAGAATATGCGCGGAATTAAAGAAGAACGAATATATCATAGTGTTTGTTCATAATTTAAGTTATGAGTTCCAATTTTTGAGGGGCATATATCAGTTTGACAAGGAAGAGGTTTTCGCGATCCAGCCGCGCAAGGTCCTAAAGTGTGAGATGCTGGACCATATCGAGTTTAGGTGTAGTTATCTTTTAACCAATATGTCTCTGGCAGCTTTTACTGCCAAGATGGGTGTAGAGGATCAGAAGCTGAGCGGCGAAGTATTTGACTACACCAAACAGAGATATCCATGGACAGAATTAACAGAATATGAACTCCAATACAGTATTAACGACGTTAAAGGCCTTGTGCAAGCGCTAAAGAGATACATGGATCTGTTTGGCGATAATCTCCACAGTTTACCGTTAACGTCAACGGGGTTTGTACGGCGTGACGTTCGCGCGGCTATGCGTCATTACAACAAATATGAATTAAAAGATATGCTGCCTGATTTTGAATTGTTCGAGATGCTGACAGAGGCCTTTCGCGGAGGCAACACCCACGCCAACAGATTTTACGCAGACATGATCCTGGATGACGTTAAAAGCCGCGATTTTTCGAGTGCGTATCCTTCGGCCCAGATCAATCTGCTTTTCCCAATGTCGCCATTTATAAAGGAAGATCCTGAAACGCTTACATATGATCGGGTGATTACTAAAGTATATAGACATTGCCGCGCATGTATTATGCGGGTTAGTTTAACCGGCGTGAGGCTTAAAGATAGGCTCTGGGGCTTTCCATATCTTGCAAGGGCCAAATGCAGAAATATAGCCAACTGCGAGAACGACAACGGGCGTATATTGAGCGCTGACTATCTGGAAACAACATTAACGGATCTTGATTTAAAAATCGTATTGAAGGAATATGAGTTTGACACGATCACGTTTGAATCTTTTTATCATGCGAGATATGGACGTTTGCCGAAGCAGCTTCGGGAAACAGTAAAATCATATTTCAATAATAAAACAGAATTAAAGGGTGTAGAGGGCCAAGAGCTTTACTATATGAAGGCCAAGAACATGTTAAACAGCATATATGGTATGACAGTACAAAGCCCGGTTAAGCAATCCATCGATTTTATTGATGATTTTATAGAACGCAAGGATGATCCCAGAGAGCTTTTGAAAAAAGCCAACAGCAAAGCTTTTCTATCATATGCCTGGGGCGTTTGGACGACGAGCCAAGCACGTTTTGAACTCGAGGCGGCTCTGGATCTCGTACACAACACACGGGGAGCAGCGCCGGTATACTGCGACACGGACAGCGTGAAATATATAGGGTCCGTCGATTTCAGCGAGTTCAACCGTATCAGAGAAGAGAGAGCGATCAAGAACGGCGGCAGCGCCATAGATCCTGCGGGAAAGCGTCATTATTTAGGAGTTATGGAGCCGGACGGCGTATATGATGAGTTTGCGACGTTGGGAGCAAAGAAATATTGTTATCGGGAGGCCGGAAAGCTGGGGATCACGATTGCCGGCGTTAATAAATCAAAAGGCGCCGTTGAGTTGGAGGCTGCCGGAGGCCTTGCGGCGTTCAAGGAAGGCTTTGTATTCAGGAAGGCCGGCGGCACAGAATCAAAATACAATGATCATCCGACTATTAAGACAATAACCAGAGAGGGCCGCGAGATCCCTATCACGTCAAACGTTTATATATGCGAGTCAGAATATACTCTCGGAATAACCGGAGAATATCGGCGGATCATTGAGCGCGCGTCAATATGGCGTGATATGCTAGAGCTCCAAAATGAAATCTAAAAATATCGCTTGACATGGTACCACACTTGCAGTATACTATTAATAGATAGAAAGCAACGCATATATGGAGGTGCCAAAAATGAGAAGATATTTATTAATTGCCCGCGATAACGATACGGGTCTTGTAAAAACATTTAGCTATACGGAGATATCAGAAGCTATCGAGCAGGCCGTAAAATTGTTATTAAGCGGTTATACATGCCGGATCCGTGATAACGCAACCGGTAGAGAATATGTTGAAATTTGAGGGAGGCGAGCGCATGAGGTTTGATATGTTCGCACGAATTGCGATTGATGAAAAAGCAATAATTCGTATTGTATGGCCGGATCGCAGGATCTCCGACAGAGGAACACGGGCGGAGCTTATGAGTAAATACAAAGAGCTCGCAGCCGCATGGGTATATGATATCTATATCGCTGCCAAAACCAGCGAGTACGATATAATAATATGGCTTACCAAAACAGCCGAATCAATAATATTTAATTAATGGAGGTAGAGAAAATGGCAGAAATTATTACAAGTTATCCCGCAGACATGAGCGCAAGGGATAGTTACAAGCTGATCAAGGGAAGCGCGAAAAAGGTTCTTGATATCGCAGGTAGTGTGATCACACCAGAGGCATGGGCGCTTTATAAAGACGTTGATCTTAAGACCGGAGAAGAAAAGACGGTGTTAACCATTCTTGCAGACGGTGAGAAGTTCGGCACAATCTCAAGTACATTCATCAGAGATTTCATGGATGCAGCCGAGTTTTTCAAAGGCGCTGTAGGACCCATCAAGATAGTTTCCGGAGAGAGTAAGAACGGGCGCGAGTTCGTGACATGTGAAGTTATTTAAAGGCTGGAGGGCGGGAGCGATCCCGCCTTTTACAATAGGAGGTTAGCATGATAAAACTAAAGGAAGTATATTGGGGTGATCCGCTAAAAGCTGAACCGATAAAGAATGGTATGTTTGATGAAATGTTTGGTGCTGAAATGCTCGAATTAACCTGGGAAGATATTAACAATTTAGTAAAAGGTTTTACATTGTACGTCGTAATCGAGGGCGAATATGCTTTACTTATAAGGCTGAAAGGGTGAACAATGATAGATAGAAATAGCGAAAGTGCGGGAGTAGGTCTGGGCAGCGTTATTGCCGCCATATTATCTTATGTGAAATGGCACTCCATTGGATGGGCGATTGTTCACGGGGTGCTGGGCTGGGTGTATGTTGTATATTACTTGATTGTTTATTTAGGAGGATGAAATGGCTGGATGGTTAACAAAGGATATAAAGGATTTAGGAGATATAATTGACGAGTTTTGCGGTGAAAAAGATTGCAGTAATTGCTATTGGTATCGCAAGCAGCCTTTTTGCCCGGGTGAAATTTACGAGAATATGAAAATAAGCCATGATAATTTAAAAAGGGCAATGATCCGGGCGCGTAATGATATAACAACATATTTATGATGGAGGATTACAATGATAGATTATTTATTTTTAGAGAGCGGGATCATGATAGATCTTGCTATGGCCATAGGTCTGGGCGCTTTAGTTTATATATTATTTAGGAGTGAGGGATAAAATGCTGGAGTGGTTATTTAAAAAAGAGATCAAGCCACCAACCTTCAGGGCGCTGGAGCAAGTGAAAGTCAGAGACGCGATATTCAATTATCTATCGGAGATCTACAGCGAGGAGGCTTTATGGTTGGAGCGCATAACGCTGCATAATATGGTTGATGATATTTGCAACGAGTTAAAAACAACGATACGAGGTTTAAAAGATGAATAGTTTATATTTAGAGTCCGGGTTTTTAAATGCCCGGGCAATTTTAGATTTTAATATGACATTTAACTTTATAATCGGAGCCAGAGGTGTGGGCAAAACCTACGGGTTTCTTGATGAGGCCCGTAAGAATCATGCGCCGTTCGTTCTGATGAGACGAACACAATCCCAGGCTGATATAATTAATAAGCCGGATTTTTCTCCGTTCAAACCGATATGCCGCGATTATCATATTGAGATAGAGAGCGAGAGCGCGGGAAAATATTCAGCACGTTTCTTTATGGATGATCAAACTATATGCTATACTTGCGCGCTGTCGACTATTGCCAATATGCGATCAATTGACATGTCAAACGCTGATATTCTGATCTATGATGAATTTATCCCGGAAAGACACGAGCGACCCATTAAAGGCGAGGGCGCTGCGTTTCTGAACGCATATGAAACAATTAACCGAAACCGGGAGCTTGAGAATAAGCCCGCGTTAACAGTGGTATGTATGGCAAACGCTTTTGATATAGCCAACCCCATATTTCTGGAGTTGGGTCTGGTGGGCGTAGCTCAAAAGATGAAAGAGAAGGGCCAGGAGCTATATATAAATAAAGAGCGATCAATCCTCGTATGCATGCCTCAGAGTCTGAAGATCAGGGAACGGAAAAACAAAACGGCTCTGTATAAATTAACCAAAGGATCGCAGTTTGAAAAAATGGCCCTGAACAACGATTTCATATATAACCCTACAGATAATATCAAACCCCAGAATTTAAAAGAGTATAAACCGATGGTTACCGTCGGAGAGATCACTATATATAAACATAAATCTAAAACGGCGTATTATGTTTGCGAGTTGAGGTCCGGAAACCCTCCTACATTTAAGACCGATGAGATAGAGCTGAAGCGATATATTAAGGCGTATGGTTATTTATTGAATCGTCAATATTTAAATAATAATATAAAGTTTGAAAATATGTTGACAAAATCACTCTTTGAAATGTATACTATTTAGAGAAAGGCCGGGTGCGCAAGGGCAGCCCCGGAAGGGCGCGCGACTCCCAGCCCGGGAGGTATACTCGGCCTATTTAATATGGAGGTTCATACTATGAGTGATCCAACAGTAATTGAAAGCTTAATATCAACTTTAGGTTTTCCTATAGCGGTATCAATTGCGCTGTTCTGGTATATCAATAAGCAAGGCGAGAGTCACAAGGAAGAGATCGACGCACTGCGTGAGACTATCGCCGAAAATACAAATATCCTGCATGAGTTAAAGGAACTAATAAAGGTAATAGCAAAATGAGTATAAAATTTAAAGGGCGCTTAACGCCACATTTTACAGCCGAGGAATATTCAACGGGCGTTGAAAATGCGGTATTAACCAGAGAGTCCTATCTGTTTGCCTGGGTCCTGGAGGACACCAGAACGGACGTAGGCCTTAAGTTCTATGTCAATTCCTGGTATCGAACCAAGAAATTAAATGAGAGCGTCGGAGGTATTCCTACGTCAAACCATTTACGCGGCTGCGCGTGTGATTTCCATCTCACAAACAAAGTTACCCGGGCGCGTTTTGTTAAGATAGTAAAGGCATTTAAGCGCTTTTGTAAAAAATATAAGGTAGTTGGTGAGGCCGGACTCTATGATACATTTATACATTTAGGTTTTCAGAACGAAGCTCAGATCAGGGCCAACGGCGGAAAATTTGTACAATGGGATTTTAGAAACGGCCATGAATTATATGATAATATCGAAGAGTTAAAAGATTGATGGAGGTTTACCATGTTAGTTAGTGAAGTTTTACAATTAATCAAGGCCGGTTATACCAAAGAAGAGATCGAGGCGCTGGAAGTCGGACAGCAGAAGGACCCGGAACCAAAGAAGGATCCGGAACCGAAGAAGGATCCGGAACCGAAGAAGGACCCGGAACCGAAGAAGGAGCCGGAGCCGAAGAAGGATCCCGATCCTGCCGGTGATACCGGCGACATGCTAAAGTCGGTTGTAGCGAAGTTCGATGAGATGATCAAAACAATACAAGAATCTAATATTATACATTCACAAAACAGAGTTGAGGAGGCGCCAACGAGCGAGGAGCTTTTAGCGGCAGTGATCAAGCCTCCAAGAAGCAAGTAAGGAGGTTTAGCAAATGTCAACCAACACAATGAATTTTAACCAGGCGGCGCAGATCCTGAACAACATTCACAGCCAGGTTACGGGCGAAAGTGCATTAACGCCAACAAATACAAACGAGTTTATATCCGTAGCGACCAAGACAATTGCCGCCGGATATGATCCCGTGTTAAAAGCCATTACACAAATGGTTACAAGAACCATTTTCAGTATCAGACCATATGAGGCGCAGTTCAAAGGGATCATGATGGACAGCCAGAAATGGGGCGCCATCGTTCGCAAAATGGCCATTTCAGATAAGGATTGGGAGGACTCCCAGGAGTTTGACATTGAGGACGGCCAGAGCGTTGATATGTACAAGGTAAACGCACCCGAGGTTTTACAGTTAAACTTTTACGGGGCTATCGTATATCAGCGTCATTATACGATTTATAAAGACCAGCTGGATAGCGCGTTTACCGGTCCGGATGAGTTTGGCCGTTTCATGGCAATGGTAACCCAGAATTGCATGGACATTATCGAACAGTGTCACGAAAATATTGCAAGGATGACTATTGCGAACTTCATGGCCGGTAAATATGCAGCCGCAGGCAATGCTGGATCCGACGGTGTCGTTCACCTGGTAACAGAGTACAACGCAGAAACCGGCGAGAATCTCACAAGCAGCACCATATATGCTCCGGAAAATATCGGAAACTTTGTTAAATGGGTATATGCCAGAATCGCAGATCTCACTAAACTTATGGAAGAGAGAAGCGGAAAATTCCAGATTCAGGTTGATGGCCACCACATTAACAGACACAGCCCGCTTGAACGTCAGAAAGTATATCTTTTCTCCAAGTTCCTGGAAGAGATCAACGCCAGGGTTAAAGCTGACACATACCACGATAATTATATGGAGCTGTCCGACGTTGACAGTATTTCATATTTCCAGAATATCGAGGACAGACAGAAGTTAAGCGTCAAGCCAACATACCTGAACAACGGCGGAACTCTCACAACAGCAGAAAATGCGGTTGTGATCAATAATATTCTCGGTGTGATATTTGATGAGGAGGCGCTGGGCCAGACTATCATCAATCAGTGGAGCGCCACAACACCATTAAATGCTGCCGGTGGTTATTGGAATATTTATTACCATTTCACCGAAAGATATTACAATGATTTCACCGAGAAAGGCATTGTGCTTTTATTAGATTAATATAGCCATCTCCATCACCATTCTTTTTAGATATATGTAGATGCTAACTATCGCGGCGGCCGGGGTTTCCCGGCCATTGCCGTATTGGAGGATAAAATGTCTTTTACTGTCAGATTATGGAGCTTTAACAAAAGAACAAACAGCACTAAACACCCGTTGACGGATGACGCAACAAACTATAGCTGCAATGTAAAAAACGGGACTTCAATATATAGGCCTAAGATCGAATTAAATTTAGGTATGAGTGAGGATCCGTCACAGTACAACTACGCCAGGATACCGGCGTTTAACAGATATTACTATATCGACGAGTGGGTATATGATAACGGGTTATGGATTGCTACAATGCACACGGACGTTTTAGCAACATTCAAGACCGAGATCGGAAACAGTGATCTATATGTGTTAAGAGCCAGCGCGGAAAAGGATGGCCGCATAGTTGACAATTTATATCCTTGTAAAGTAAATTGTAATTTTGATAGTACCGTGTTAGCATATCCATATACAGCCGGCTGTTATGTAGTCGGCGTTGTCAGTGGTCTTGGCGGTTTCGGATCTATAACGTATTATGTGCTGGACCAGACCAATTTAACAAAGCTTGTAAAAGCATTGGTTGAGGACGTTGTCGACACAGCGAACGGATTCAATTTAAGCGACGCAAGTTTTGCGCTTCAGCAATCAGTGGTTGATCCTATACAATATATAAAGTCGTGTGTCTGGATACCGTTTGACGCAAGCGATATAACAACCATTCCGATAACTTTAGCTCTGGAAGTTTACGGCTGGAAGTTTCCAGACGTTTCGGGGCGCTTAATGGTAGGAGTCAAGACGCAGAAAACATACACGTTTACAACGGTAAAGCATCCCGACACAGCAGCGCGCGGTAACTATGTTAATAGTGCGCCATATACACATGCAACCTTGAATTTTGCCCCTTTCGGAACCGTGGAAATTGATACAACAGTTATTTGCGACGTTTCACAGATAACAGTAAATCTGGACGTTGATACGTTAACGGGGCAGGGAATACTGCGAGTATTTGCTAATAATATATTGCTAAATGAATTAAAAACGCAGGTTGGGGTCCCTATTCAATTATCACAGATCACCCGGGACTATCTGGGAGCAGCCCAAAGCGCTATTGGAGGCACTGCGGGCGCTGTTGGTGATATTATGGAGGGTAACATAGCCCGCGCTGTCTCTTCAGTTGCTAACGGTATTGGTAACTCCATCAGGGCACTTGTACCCAGAGCGCAAACAATTGGATCCAATGGCTGTTTTACCAATGTTCAATACCAACCAAGGCTTGATTTTCAATTCTTCAGACCCGCAGAGGATGACAACAGCCACAACGGAAGGCCTCTTTGCAAGATCAGAAAACCGGCAAATCTGGGCGGGTATATGCTGATCCAGGATGGCGACGTGGGAAGCGTTGGTTTTCAGCAGGAAAACGATGAGATACGCAGCCAGCTTGAAAGCGGTTTCTATTATGAGTAGGTGATAGCATGGCGACGTACACACCAAGAACTACAAGAAATGGTATGGCGGGCGCGCAATATTGGTATGGTGGTTATAATAACAACCCGTTTTTACCTACTTACGGACTACCCAATTGCACTTGCTACGCGTGGGGTCGTACTTGGGAAAACAGCGGGCAACAGCCATGGGGACTGTCAACAGGCGACGCCGGAACTTGGTATAATCATAGTGATCAATTTCAAAGAGGACCCGCAAGCACACCTAAACTCGGAGCAATAATCTGTATGAGTGGAGGTCCTCCCGGAACTTCAGGCCGCGGACATGTGGGCGTTGTAGAGAAAATTTTTACAGACGGTTGCGTACTATTCAGTAATTCTGGTTATTATCGCGGATCAGATCAAAACAAATGGAATGATTTATATTTTTATCTTGTTTGTGGACACCCGAGCGATAACTATCAAACGCCGCGTCATGGTTATGATCAACACAGCTACGCCGGATATAATATCCAGGGCTTTATATATAATCCCGTGGATTTTGATCCCGAGATAGACCCGGGACCGGATCCGGGACCAGGTCCGGGTCCTGAGCCGCCAGATCCCGGCGGACAGTATCCAACGCGGCTATTACTATTTAAGAAGCAAATATACAGAAACCAAAGGAGGTTTATTGATGGGCTCTATCTCTAATAAAAATATACCAGAAGCATATGATTATATTAACGTATATAACGCGGCCCGCAAACCGTCAACGGTTCATGCTAAAAATACCGGGCTTGCATGGTTTTTCAAAAGATATCTTTTACAAAAGATTATAAGTGTATTCAAGTTTGAAGGGCTGCCAAAAACCTGGGCCGTTGATTACTTTTTGTACACTCTTTTCGTATTCGGCTATGTGGCTATCATTAACACGGATAAATTCGGAGTGATCCCGCAGCATTGCAGTTTGATGGGCTATGACGTTTTTTACAGACCTACAAACGCGGTAATTGCCAACCCTTTATTGAAAGGGCTTTTGCAGCCAAGGATTGGGGAAGATTGCGAGATTATAAGAATTCAGCCGGATTGGTGCGGGTGCTGGGATATAGTTGAAGTATACGCGGATATGTTGGCACTCTCCGCCGAAGGCCTGGGAACTAATTTAGTAAATAGTAAATTCGCCTATATTTTCGGAGCTGAAAATAAAGCGGCTGCGGAATCATTAAAGAAAATGTTTGATGAAATCCAGAACGGAAACCCGGCGGTATTTATCGACAAATCTCTTTATAATGAAAACGGGGACCTATCAATTACCCTATTAACCCAGAATTTACAGCAAAACTATATTGCCGGAGAGATCCTGGATGATATGGCTAAAATAGACAGCCGTTTCAATACTGAAATTGGTATACCCAACGTAAACATTGCCAAGGCTTCAGGCGTTTCTGATCGTGAGGTTATGGCAAACAACGTTGAGACCAGAACAAAGGCGGAGTTGTGGCTGGAAACTATCAAAATGTGTTTGGAGCGTGTTAATAACATGTTTAACTTAGATATTACATGCGAGTTAAGATTTAAAAGCGGGGAGGCGTTGAACGATGGCAATACTGAGTATCCTGGGGCTGTATAACTATGATCAGACGATCTTTGAAGGGTTCGACGTTCCGGAAGGTATGGAGCGCCAAACAGCGCTTGATAATATACTTTTAGAGTGCGGCGAGCTGTCATTAGTATACACAGATCCTGCATTTATCAAGCGAGCTATCAAACAGTGGAAAGATAAAGAATTTAATATCTGGGTAAAGCTTTACAATACCGAAAATTTAGAGTATAATCCTATATGGAATGTGGACGGAACAACGGAAGAGATCGGAACCCGTGAACATGATCGTACAAACAATATCGAGCGGGCGTCAAGCACAACGGGATCCGGAAGCACAACAGAAAGCACAGCCGGATATAACAGCGGGGATTGGGCAAACCATACCAAGGAAGAGACCAGCACCACCGGATCCGGGTCCGAGGACGTGAGCGAAGGTGAAAGCCTGGATGAATCAACACACGTTACAACCAGGAGGACCGGGAATATTGGCGTTACAACCACGCAGCAAATGATCCGGGAAGAAAGAGAAATTGCAGGATTTAATACTATAGACTATATTACGCAGAGCTTTAAAAAGCGCTTTTGCGTAATGGTTTATTAATAAAGGAGGTTCAAGCATGGCAACGGGATTTTTGAAATTTGATAAAGATCATACCGTATATATAGATCTGAATACGGAAACAGACGTTGTTAATAAAGCGGTTATTATCGACGCCGAGGATAACGAAACGCCTATAGGCGGAGGCGGTGGCGGAGATTTCAGGATCATAAAAGCTACGTTAACTAATATTACGCAGAACATTTTGAGCGATATTGAGTTTTTATTTAATAACATGTATTACAAGCTGCCGGATATCGGGCCGGGAGAAACCGGCGAGACATGGATCCCGGTAATAGGCGACAAAGTATATTTTAATAACGCAGTTTTTGGTAACATAACGGGCAACGCTGAAGTGGATCTCGATAGTGAATATTCATTAGTTGCAACCGGAGATTTTACGGCCACCGTAGCGGAAGGTTTTAACTAAAAAGGAGGTTAAACATGGCAATTATTAATAGCGGGCTAATGGAATTTAGCAATGATCAGAAAGTTAGAGTAGACCTGGACGCGGAGACCGGCGAAGTTGTAAAAGCGGTTACGATGGACGCGGACGATAACGAAACGCCTATAGGCGGAGGCGGTCCAACCGTGGAGGCTCTGAATGTAACCGAAAATGGAACATACGCCGAGGAGGGAAAGGCATACAGCCCGGTTACGGTTAATGTGAAAAGTGGATATAAGGCAGTTGGTGTTGACATTGACGCAACAGACCTTCAACCCAGCACCGAAGATCCGTTTCCGATCCCTTTGGCCGTGGTCGATTCTGTTGGAGGGATTAATATCGGCGAACAAATGACGGGTGCAACTAAACATGTTAGCGCTGTATTAGCAAACTACGCTATAAACCCCGATAACTACGGACAAACAGTGCATATTAATCAATTTATGTATACTGTACAAGTAGTAAGCGGCGATGCAACATATATTGGTGGTATACTAAATATATCCGGCCCATGTTCGATTAAATTTAAATTACCAACATAAAAAATATCTAAACGTACTCGTACAATAGAAAGGGTTAGAAATGAGCGGATTATTTGAAAATTTACCATATACCAATTTCCACGAGTTAAATCTGGATTGGCTATTAAAAGTTATAAAAGATCTTGCGGAGAAATACGAGGATCTGAACATACTTGGAGTAATCGCGGATCTTCAGGCAGCTATCAACGGCAACACACGAGCTATTGAGAGGCTCCAGGCGCGTTTGACAGCGCTTGAAAACGGGGAATATATCGAGAACTATATACCCGCGCTTGCAAGCTGGATCAATAACAATTTGCAGGAGCTTGTGGCGCGTATCGCCAAGTTCGTAGTGTTCGGTTTAACCGATGATGGGCGCTTCTATGTTGATATCCCGGAGAGCTGGGATCAGGTAACCTTCAGCACGGGATACGATGAGAGCAAGCCCGAAGAGTATTTACACTTAATATTAACAGTAGATTAAAGGAGGTATAACCTTATGAGCAGATACATAGGCGCCAGATATGCGCCATTGTTCGATGGACAGCACGATAGCACGAAGGCGTATGAGCCCCTCACAGTCGTTATCAGCGAGGGAAACTCCTATTGCAGTAAAAAGTATGTTCCGGCGGGAATAGCCGTGTCAAATGGCGAGTATTGGGTCCTGGTGGGCAATTTCAACCAGCAGGTTGCAAACCTTCAGGAATACGTCCAAGAGCATGACGAACAGATACAGCAATTAGAAACAGACGTAGGAACATTAATTGATGACGTTGACGTTGCAAGATCAGCACTGCGAAACCTTGCAAGCTATTTCTATACCAGAAGGCTTGAGATCGTAATACCTGCAACAGAACCGGGCGCCATGGCATCAGCCACCGGAACTATAACACTGCCCGAAAACTTCGCTTTGCTGAATGTGGGCGGCGTCGAGACAAGCGGACCCTTTGCAATCAATTCATATTTTGCAAGCGAGGTTACAGCAACCAGAGTTGTTACCGGAACAGCTAAAGTATACAACATGGGACAGAACACCACCGGCGGATCTGTTGTGCTGGATCTCTTATGCTATAACAAAGAAGGATTATAAGCGTACAAGCAAAGATCATGCCAACACCCTGCAACATGCAAATAGCATGCCAAGCGGGGTGTTATTTTTTTAACAATATATTAGGTATTCTC